TACGCTTGTAACTGTTCCAGTAGTGGAATCTGTAGAAGTAATGGTAAAGTTAGGGTAAGTACCAGTTACTACAGTTGTTCCTGCACCAGTTAAAGCAACAGTTTGGTCGGGAGCGGTGTTGGTTACTGTTACAGCACCAGTTGAACCACTAACGCTAATACCAGTTCCAGCTACGGCAGAAGTAACACCTGTGTTAGTTACTGTAAAAGCAGGGTATGTACCTGTTGCTGATATACCAGTACCATTTGCAATACTGACTGTTTGGTCGGGGGCAGTATTGGTAATATTTAAAGTACCGCTAGTCGTAATAGGGCTACCACTAATACTTATGCCTGTACCTGCGGTAGCTGCTACGCTAGTAACTGTACCGCTACCACCTGAAACAGTACCCCAAGATGTAGTTGTGCCATTAGTTGTTAGGTATTTGCCTGTATTACCCGTCTGTGATGGGGCAAGAGCATCAAACGCAGCACTAGCCGTAGTCTGACCTGTACCGCCATTAACTATTTCTATCGTGCCTGATAAGGTATGGTCAGCGTTCCAATCGCTAGGGCGTACTAGACTTGTGTCTGTATCGTCAGGGATTGTGCTGACTTTACTGTGTTTGACTAAAATAGCCATTATTGAACCCCTACAATTTTGCCATTCTCATCTCGTACAACTTGTTTAGGTTGGCTTAACTTATCAATTAAAACAGCTAATACTTGTGCCATCTGATTGTTAGAGTTTTGCATATTTTCAATTACGGGCTGTAAAGGATGGTTTGCCATATCGTGATACCCCAATGTGTCTTGCATAATCTTAGCCTGCTCGACTGCTTCGGTATAGGCTTGCGTACCGTCAGTAAAGCCTGCGTTAATTCGTGCGGTTTCAATTTTAGTGCTGTTATCAAGGTAAGCCAATAAGATGTCTTTGTTGTTTTCCATCTCGGCTTTCATCTTAGCCAACTGAGTTTCCATTGCTATTTCACGCTGATTGCGCTGGTCTTCTAATTGGAACTTAAGCTGATTCTCTTGAGCCTGATACTCTTGTTTAGCCTTTTCAGCTTCAGTCTGAGCTTGTAGCTTCTGTATCTCAAGTTGAGCTTGAGCCTGCATTTCGGCTTGTTTGCCCTGCATTTGTAATTGGAGTTTCTGAATTTCAACAGGCGGTGGTTTAGGCTGTCCTTCCATCGCTTTAGCCTTATTTCTAAAATCATCGGCAGTTTCATCAATAAGACCTTCCATTCCTTTGCCAGCTTTAAATGCTGTAACTCCAAACTTAAGCATCTCCATGAGTAATGGGGTAAGTTCAGGGGCTTGGGTAGCTACAGGCAAGGCTTGGTTCATAAACTGCGATAGAGCAGATAAGAACTCAACTCTGTCTTGTTTCTCTTGTTGCTCATCCTGATAAATCATAGAATCGCTAGTTACTTCAATACGGAAGTTTTTAGCGGGTTCGTCTTTAAGAAGTTCTAAGGCTTGTGGTACTAACTGTTGGTCTTGTGGGCTTAGTTGCATTGCACCACTAATCTTGACAATCGTATCGTCAGTAAAGTGCCTACAGATAATCTGAGCCTTGATACTTAGGAGTTCAGTAGCAAAGTCAACGACTGCGTGTTGCATAGTCTTTAATCTGCCAGCAGCGTTATTGGACTTAATAATTTGTGCGCCAAGCGTTTCATTGGGGTCAGTCTGTCCTCGTTGAATGTCAGCAATACCCATAATCTCGTAGATTTGACCTTTAACTTGTTCCATAGCTTGATAGCACATGGTCAATGCTTGGGCGATTGGGGTTATATCAACTAAGTCAATAGCACCTTTCATGCCTTGTTTCTCAGCAAAGGCAGCCCAGTTCTTAACTGGTATCAGGGTATTGTTCTCGCCCTCAGAGAATAAACGAGACAAGGCGGGTTCGGATGCGTCATAAACACCCCGTACTTTTAAGGCATTAATAAAGCCATCTATGCGGTTTGCCAGCGTGTCTAATTGATTGGCTTGGTCTTGGTATAGAACAAAGTCAGGAATAGGCTCTAGGCTATCTGTCGTAAGCGTAGCGTACATTGGCTTGGGACATGGGAAGAATCCCTCTAACTGTAATGGGTCATCCTTTTCATCAAGAATCTCACCCATTGACTTGCTAACCCAAAAGACTTTGCCTTGTTCTTTGTCCCAAATCTCATAGATACAGGCTTGATGATGTTCAATCGCCATCTGTTTTTGCGCCCATTTATCACTATCAGGTTTAGTGTCTAGCGGTATCTTACCGCCTACTTCTTCACCAAAGCGGTCAATTAAGGCTTGGCGGCTCATATAGACTTTACGCCATATAGCGGTTACTTCTTCCCAAGTACGAGCAACAGTATGACCAAAATCACGCCAATGGACATAATCAACTGGAGCGCACTCATACTCGATTCGTTCTTGCGACTCCACCAGTTCAGCGTTTTCCGTTTCTGATTCATCGGCATCCTCTGTAATCTGTACTCCATTACCTACATCTTGACCCGCTAATCCTGTGTTTAAGTCGCTTTGCTCTGCAACAATATGTGGCTCATATCTAACCCATGCCGTACCTCTACCGCCTAAAAGTCGGTCTAAGACTGCGTTTTCCATAGCAGCACGATAGTCATGGTAATGCTCAACCTCGTACTCCAAGGCCCGTTCTAGCATCATCGAAGCGACTCGACCAACAGGGTCGTTATCTCTAAATCTACGGCTTACATCAGGGCGGGGCAGTCTTGCAAAGATAGCTGGTTTAATAGTTTGAACATTTGACCAAAGGATATTAAAGCGAGCATTAGGGTTATTACGGGTACGGCTGTCATCTCGATAACGCTTAATGATTCGGGGAACTCTTGCTTCCCATTCCCTAAATGACTTGTCGTACTGAGCAATGGTGTTATACCAATCCTCGTAAGTTTTATTAAGCGTATCTTGCATACTAATTCCTAGGTAAAGTTGCCGATTGCTAATACTTCAGCACCAGCACCCGTTGTTACTTTCCAAGCACCATTAACTGATTTAGTGTTGACTTCTACAGAATAAACACCAATTGCACTATTGGCGGCTACTAATACATGGGATGCGTTGTTGTCTAACAAGGACACAGTTCCAGTAAGTCCTGTAGAAACTGTAATAATTAAACGATGTAAATAATCACCTGTTGCGCCTGTTGTTCCTAATACTTGGGCGGTAGCTGATGCGGGTACATGCTCATATTTAAAGCCATATTGGGCTGCGACTTCAGGCATTTTAGATTCTCCTAGTTTGGGTTTTGGGGGTGGATTTCCACATTTCTTCTAGCGTCACTTCATTCTGTCCAACAGTAATGCCACGAATCGGTGCGTTTTGCTTTGCAATTTCTGTTTCGTCTTGCCAAGCCACAGAGAGCATGCGCCACGCATCACAGCCATGCGATGCCCAGTCGTGTCTAGGCTTATCTCGAAATACTTTTTTATCTTCATCGTATTCCCTTTGGTACTGACGCAAACATTCAATGCCCTCTGAACACTTCATAGCATCAAACCAAGTCCTAGCTAATGCCATTCTTGATGCTTGTATGCCGTCTTGAAGTGACAGATTAGGTACTATTTTAAACAAATTTCCATTTTTTTGGGGTAATTTATCAATTAATTGTTCGATTATGCTCTTTCCACCGCTTGCTAAAGTTTTAGCTCTTGCATCGTGAGGTAGCCAATGAGTGCCATATTCGTATGGTCGTTCTTTAATTTGGTTAGCATAATAAGGTATAGGTTGCCCATGTGCTTCGTGGTAATCCAATACCCGAATCTCTCCATGTACCACTTGAAACCACCATATAGCCGTAGCATCGTTATAGCCTAAGTCCCATGCTGTATGGACAGGGAATAGGGTATCGCACTCAACTTTAGTGATTCTGTCTGCATCGGTAAGCAATCGCATCTCTGTGCCGTAAATAGCACCCAGTATGGCAGCTTCAAAGCTACATTCAAACTCTTGTTGGTATTGGTCTATTGACATAGACTTAAGGGCATCGTCTAGTTCGGATTGCGGTAAGATTTTAGTCTTACTAGCCCTTAAAACTTTGCTAAACCAATCGGCTCTGTTTATTTCTGCGGTTTGATATATGTCATAAAAGGCGTTATGTCCCTTTGGTGTGCCAATAAATACAGCCCAACCCATTCTGTCGCTTAAAAGTGGTCTTAAAACTGCACCCCATACGCTAGGCTTCATATCTGCGTATTCGTCTAAGATTACCCCGTCTAAATACATACCCCTAAGTGCATCAGGATTGTCTGCACCAAATAGACGAATTCTTGACCCGTTAATAAGCTCAACCCACAGTTCTGATTGGTTATGTCTGCGATATAAAGGCTCACTAAACCTAAGCAAGTAATCCCAAGCAATAGATTTGGCTTGGCTATGGTACGGGGCAATATAGGCATATCTTCCATTTGGCTTGTTTTCTAACCCAGCTTTAATAATAAGGTCATTAATACAGGCTACAGTCTTACCTGCCCTTCGGTGGGCAATAACAATAGACCAGCGTTGCTTACGCTTGTGAAAGTCAGCAAATATAGGTCTTGGGCGGTACTTAAGCTTAATGTTAGGCATCTGCCCAAGAAATCTTTATCTCGCCACCATCTTGGCCCATAACCTCATTAACTTGGGTTTCTTTCCACCTTGCTCTGGTTTTTAGCCAAAAGATGGCAGCAGCCGTATTACCCTTTTTGGCCTGAGCAAACAATGTTCCAGCAATAGCGGCATTAGCGTCTATACGCCCTTCGTCAAGTTCTTCCTTGTAATACTTAACCAGCGTATCAGCACTAATCTTTAGCCTACTAGCTATGTCCTCATGGGGTACGCCCAATGCAGATAAGCGTTTAGCGGTATCTTGGCTTTCTTTAGTTGGTTTATGTGCAGGTCTTCCCTTATCAGCCATTTTTATAACTCCGATAAAATAGCTTTTTTGCCAGTAAAGTCTTCCCAACGCTTAACGATTACATCGCAATATTTAGGGTCTAATTCCATTAAATAGGCTATTCTGCCGTTCTTTTCAGCAGCCAATAGAGTTGTGCCACTACCGCCAAAACTATCAAGCACAATATCCCCACCTTTAGTGTTGTTGAGCATTTGGTACTCAAATAGGGCTACAGGCTTCATTGTTGGGTGTTCACCATTACGGCTCGGTTTATCAAACTCCAAAATAGTTGTTTGTTTGCGGTCAGTAGCCCATAGATGCCCAGCACCTTCTTTCCACCCATACAAGCATGGTTCATGTTTCCAATGATAGTCTTGCCTACCCATAACCATAGTGGACTTTTTCCAAATAAGACATTGGCGTACCTTCCAACCAGCATCGTAGGCAGCACCTCTAAAATTGTAGCCTTCTGAGTCCGCATGCCATATATAAAATACAGCACCAGCTTTCATAACAGTATCGGCAGTTACATAAGCATCCCGTAAAAACTGGCGGAAGCCTGCATTATCCATAGAGTCATTTTGTATAGTTAAGGCATCTTTAGTTTTGCCTTCGTAAGCTACATTGTAGGGAGGGTCGGTAAGCCACATATCTACTTGTCTGCCGTTTACAAGTTTATCCATATCGGTTACGCTACAGCTATCACCGCACATAAGTCTATGATTTCCAAGAATATATATATCGCCTAGCTTGGTTTTAGGCTCAATTGGCGTGTCAGGTACGCTATCTTCATCGGTTAGCCCTTCAGTTGTTTCGGGGGCTAGTAAAGCGTCTAGTTCTTTATCGTCAAATCCAAGTAGCGTTAGGTCAAAGTCTTGGTTTTTTAGGTCTTGTAGTTCTAGTGCCAAGAAGTTGTTATCCCACCCTGCGTTTAATGCCAGTTTATTGTCAGCAATCACATAAGCCTTTTTTTGGGCTTCTGTCATGTCTTTTAGCTCAATAGTAGGTACTTTAGCCATACCTAGCTTTCTTGCGGCTAATAGCCTGCCATGCCCCGCTATAACACCTTTATCGCCATCAACTAATATAGGGTTAGTCCACCCAAATTCTTTGATACTGGCGGCAATTTGGGCTACCTGAGCATCATCGTGGGTTCGGCTGTTTTTAGCGTATGGTATTAACGCTGTTACTTCTACTTCTTTTATCTGCATACTTCCTCAAGTGATTGATTAAGTTGCCTTAATTATATTACTTTTTTGATTCTTTTATCTGTTTTTCTAAAACTTGTCGGCGAGACAATTTTTCTTCTTGCAACATATCAAGAACTCGTTGTTGTTCAACCTTTTTTTGAAGTTCTTTTATCATTTTAATATTGTAATCTTCAGATTTAGCAAAATCTCCCCAGCGTGGAAAATCTGATGGTTTCATGTTTTTTAATTCACGCTCTTTTGCCATTAAATCATATATTTTTTGGGCAGAAGCAACATCGCTAGGTTTCATTTTTATACCAGTGCGTTTTTCATATTCATAAGCTTGTTGGTAAGCACTTGGCACTAAATTTTTACCAACCTTAGTCATTCCAGCAACTCCAGTTATAGCTTCCATTTGTTTTGCATAAGCTTCAGGGTCGCCGATTTGAATACCTTGGTCACCCATAATTAATGAGGCATCAATGTCCGAGCGTTGCTGGGCAAGGTTTTGCATAGCGTTTGGCACAATATTTTGAAGATATTGATTCATTGATTGGGCTGTTGCAGATGGCTGTCTTACAATTTGACCATTCTGACTGTAACCCCCTTGTCTTAATACTTCAGCTAAAGTTGCCATAAATTTCCTTTCTACGCCATATCTTTTTGAAACTTATTAAAATGGGATAGCAAAGCTGCTTTACGCTTTTCACGCTTATCTTGGTTATTTTCTAGCGTGGTTTTTTTGTGCGGTTGCAACAAAGAGTTCTCAGGTTTAATCTTTTCTTTTTTCCACATCACATATCCTTCATAGCGTCAGAAATCATTTGTCTGCGAGGTTTGGCGGTCTTTGCCGATTCTTTAAAGTCTTGGGCGGTTGGGGCATCTTTGCTACCAACCTTGTTCATCTTTTCGCCTGAACCCGCCTTAATCCTAGCCCTTTTGCGGTGAATATTGGCATATAGTCCGTCTTTCATGCTTTGCTTTCAATGTATTTGCCATAGGCTTCTTCTAGCTTATTTTTGCGGTTGCCTTTAGCGTATTTACGCTCAGTTGCAAGAG